GAGAAATTACTGTTAAGGAAGAACAGATATATGAGCCTGTTAGTGGAGCTCTAGAGGATGCTGGGTTCTCTCTTAAAGCCCAAAAGGGAGGATCAGGCTGGAGTGATAGGGATACATGGTACACCATAATTAGCTGGTAGCCACAAAGTATCAGTATTTATAAAACAAATTTAAGGAGTGAATATGAAAGCAAACTTAACAGCAGATGATGCCAGGGACCTGTTTAATAAAGCTACAGGGCTGTCAAAGAATCTTCAGTATGTAGAGAACTTAATCATGAAAGCGGCGTCAGATAAAAAGAGGAAGGTTGTTGTGGAGCAGGGACGGTTCGACGGTGTTATTGGGGATGCTCTTACTGACGCTGGGTTCTCCCGCACTGTATACCGTAAGTGGGACAAACATCTAAACGAGTATAAGTGGTACATCGAGATTGGCTGGTAGCCACAAAGTTAAAGTAAATTCTAGCTTTTGTACCTTCAGATAATTCAGCAGGCTAGAAAGTTAAAGTAAATTCTAGCTTTTTAGTAAGGCTCTGGCCGTTTGGTCAGGGCCTTTTCTTTATGGTACGGCCCTTTAATTAAGTTGCAACATTGAAGAAAAGAGAAAAACCTATAGTTATATATAACCTAATAATACCTATACATACTGTACTAGGTATCCCTACCCTTACATATAGGAGGTATAGAATGTCCTTAAAACTAGCTACTAACTCTCTTCTCTCTGAGAAGAGTATAGAAAAGACATTGTTAATGGAGCTGGAAGTCCTTGGGTTCTTAGTACTGGCCGAAGTATCAATACACAATGACCCGAATGGGAACCCAGTTGAGTGTTCCTGGGAAATTATAAGCATTGATGGGAGCGGAGAGGCAGCTCTTCCCTGCATGGAAGTGTTAGACGCTGCTATAGCTGATCGCCTGGTAATGGCTATCCTCCGTTACCTGAACAAAAGACTGACTGCAGGGGATTCTAATGAACAGAATTGATAGGCAGCTATTAAGACCCCTGATTGGCAGCCCGCCTTATTACAGGGACCCTGCATCTATACCTGACCCTGCATCTTTGGATATCGTTCTGTCACATGACGTATTCAACAGGATACCTTCGACAGGCCCTGCCAGGGTCACTCACTATTTAGGACTGCAATACAGCAACGGCACCTTCAACCTGACTGCACCTGTCCGTAAGAACAAGGGCCTTTATGTTGGCCCTGAGTACACAAATCTTTTCCAGACAAACCCCAACGCGCCTGAGACTGTTACCCTAGCAACTGATACTTACTGCCTAACCTGTGAAGACGGCTCAGTTACATGTTCAGCAGGCGTTGCAACTCCCGGAAATCCGCTTAAGATAGCTGCAACTGCAGGAGACATGGTGTTTACACCTGCATCTTGCACAAAGTGGATGCTAACAAGAAGCAACTACGCCTTCGCTTGGATACCACCTGGCGGTACACAGAATGATGCGTCCGGGTCAACCTCTCTTGACAGAGGGTGCTGGTTCGTAATGGATACTGATACTCAAGCTGCTTTCTCTGGCGCGTTCTCAGCCTGCCTGGATGTTCTTATAGTGGCAGGTAGCGCAGAGATGCCAGCTACTTCTGGCAGGCAGAAGCTGTTTACTGTCGATGATGGAAGCACCTTGTATTATGAGACTCAGTCAGGAACTGGCAGGATAGTAAGGTCAGTCGGCGGCGGCAGCAATCAGGTAATAACTTCTGCATGGAGCGGAAATACAATAAGGCGGTGCGTCCTGCAAACAAACGCAGCAGACACACAGTTCAGGATAGGCTACAGAGAGTACGACACAGCAGGCACACCACTTGCTGCATGGCAATGGGACCCGTTCGTGACATATGATGGATCGTTTGACCCCGGTCCTGTCCTTAGAGTATCAATACAGAATACAGTGCCTCTGTTCTTCCAAAGGCTAGTTGTATGGGATGTAGGGGATGTAACAGAAGCTCAGTTTGAAAGTCCATTCGGATAATTAACCAAACATAACAGGAGAAAAACATGGCAAATTTACTAAACGCAGTAACAGCTGACGACGAGAGCGCTGGCGTTGCTGCCACTGGGCCTATCATCATTACCAGAACAGGAAAACTGGGAGGTCAGGTCAGGATTACTGCAGACATAGGCGGAGGAGAGGTCACTATAGCTACAATGCGAAACTTTACTACAAGGGTAATCAGGCTTGAGATAGGGTCTGGTGTTACCTTCAAGGCGTACGCTGAGAACCTTGTGGCTGGTGATGAAGTGACAGTTGACTACGTATTTGTGTAACATTCTGCCCTTCCTGGTAATCCGGGAAGGGTTTTTTTTTTGTTTGTTAGGTTGCATCTTAGAACATAATATATAAACATTTATCTCACAGTGTGAGACAGGAGGTATTATGCACGCATGTAAAGACTGTAGATATTATGAAAAAGATAGCTCATGTTCTGGAGCAATAGGACACCCCGATTTTCTTACCCTGCTTCCAATACAGGAAGTAAGAGATTGTATAACCATGAGATGCCTTGAGTGCTACTGTGGAGACTTGGCGAAGTGGTTCATCCCAAAAGATGGGGAGATGCCATGATAGAATTTATATTACTGATACTGTTCACGGTTATCTGGGGTACGCTGATCTTCGATCTAGTAATCCCTCTAGCTGACTTCATTACCATGTACGTTGTGGGATATGTTAAGATAATTTGGAGGAGGCTGACATGCCGAAAATAAGAACATTTAAGCAAGCCATAAGGGCCTTGAAGAAGCTGGCAGGTGATCGCTCCTGTAATGTACAGAGAGATATTTGGGGGTGGGATGAGGATGCAAGCACATACAAAATGTACATAGCTGGTTATGGACCGGACAACTTCGATTGTATCAGAGAAGTATCCGTTGACTCCTGGGATGAGTGTATATCCAAGGTTAAAGCTGAGCTGGTAAAAACAAAAAGAGGGGTGGCTTAATGAGACGGGACGAGCTGAAGTACAAAAGGGACCATATCAGCAAGAGGGCAGCGGTGCATTTCATAGCCAAAGTGGCAGAGCTGTATGAAGATGCCGGTTACTATGACCCGGTGTGGATCAGCAGCTATAATCGGGGTGCCGAGGACGCTCTTGATGGTGGTGTATATAGTCTTCTGGCCGATATACGATTGCTTCTCAAGGAGAGAGAACAACTTAGGGCCTGGAAGAAAGTTCTAAAGGAGGTGGTAGAGTCATGAGTTTATATAACAGACTGTGCTTAATCAACAGACTGAGCACCGAGGCTGGTAGGCCATACAGTGATCTTAAAAACAGGTGCGTTGGCAGGACAACTGCTGCTGCATTGTATGCCATATCGGAGAGTATAAGGCATCCTGGGAAAGAGATATTCCTTATTGACCACGGAGGCTACAAGCAAACAGAGTACTCTCGTAATGAATTTGCGAAAACGGTCAGGAGGATAATAGAGAAACTTGACCTAAAAGATATGGAGATGCGGCACTCTTTCTCTTGGCATCCCGAATCAGAAAGCGCAGGTGGAAGATCCTATAAGTGGGTGCTTGTTAACAACTTCTCTGTAGACCTTTAGATAGGAGGCACTATGAGTTTATATAAAAGACTTTTTAACTGGCTATTCCGTGACGATAAAGAGTGGTATGCCATCTCATTTAATTGTGAGCTTTCTATGGTATCACAGCAGATAAGAGCCGCCAAGCTCAAACATAAGCCAGGAATCTGGATAAGGAAGCCTGGCGGGGATACTATAGCTGAGCTGAGAGCGAGAGGGTACGTGATCACGTTCGGCCAGAAAGATCATAGCTGGCCAGGAGATAACCGAGAAGGTCAAGTTTACATATGGTGGGATTCGTGGCTATTGTAATGAACGTACCTTGTCCAGCCTGCCAGGAGCGCGGCCACGACCAGAGAGGGTCGAACATGATGGTCTTCTCAGACGGGTCGCGCTACTGCAACAGGGCGCACTGGCATAAGGACGGCAGCCCTCTCTTCATTCCAGCAGATGCTGATGATCCTGTCATGAACATGGAGATAACTGGTACTATCAAGTATACTCCGGACCAATTCAGGGAGCTTGAGAAAGAAGGCAAGCTAGGCAATCCAGAAGTAAGAGCAGTGGCGCTGGAAGGAATGAGAGGAGAGGACAGGTGGGAAGTATCCACTAAAGAAGAGAAGAAAGTCATGCTTGAATCAGTGGAGCGTGACCACGAATACTTCAACATGCTGAAGGTAAGAAACCTAGCAGTCAGGCACATAAGAGGAGATGTTGCTAAGTTCTATGATGTCAGGACAGGGCTAGGACCAGACGCTAGAGTAAACAGATACTACTATCCTATATACGACAAGGACAGCGGTGAATGGAAGGGAGCAAAGTGCAGAAACCTCCCGAAGGACTTCAGGTACGGGCACCTTGGGTTTATGTGGGGTCGAAACCTGCTGCATGGTCAGGAGTTAACGAGCGAAGTGATAGCCTCTGGTGCCAGAATGGACCAGCTACTTCTTGTAGGCGGGCAGGATGATATGCTTGCTGCTCAACAGATGATACTTGACAGCAGAGAAGGTACCAAGTGGGCCGGAATAAAAGCGCATGTATGGTCGCCGACAAAAGGCGAGAGCGCAATAGAAGAGATAGTCCTAAACAAGGACGAGATAAACAAATTCAAAAGGATTCTAGTCTGCTTCGATGACGATGAAGTGGGCAACAAGCTGAACCTTGAAGTATCCCGGCTGTTCAGAGGTAAGGTAGTGAGAGTGCAGATGCCCTCTGGATGTAAAGATCCGAATGACTGCTTAAGCAAGGGAAGGGCGCAAGAGTTCATTGATGCCTGGTTCAATCCTGTTGACCTGCTGATAGGCGGAAAGCTATGCTCGCTCTCTAAGTTCAGGGACAAGGCAAAGACTATGCCAACTATGGGACTGTCATGGCCGTGGCCAAGCATGGACCCTATCACGTTTGCTATAAGACCGTACTACCTATGCGTATGGGGGATGGGAACAGGGGTTGGCAAGACCAAAATGACAAAGTCCGTATGCCTGCACCTGGCGTATGAACACAACCAGAATGTAGCAACCATCTTTCTGGAAGAGCCCCCTCACTGGACGTTGAGGGCGTTTGCTGGTGAGCTTATCAATAAGGATCTGAACTCGCCACCGATCAATGATAAGAATGATCCTAACTATGAAGAGATGCTGGACTACACAGAGGAAGAGGCTAACGCTGCCATTGACAGAATCTGTGACGACTCCCGTATATTCATAGGCGACCTTAAAGGTAGCAAGGAAGTGGATGCAGTTATGGAAGTCATGGAAGAGGCTCTTGCTTTAGGGTTCAAGCACTTTGCAATTGATAACTTATCTGCATTTAAACACTCTTCTGGAAATAAGAAAGGCACAGAGACTAACGCCATTGATGAAACAATGAGGCGGCTAGGAACATTCAAGGACGAGAACCCTGTGTTTATCCTTCTTCTTTCGCACCTGAACAGGCCCGGCTATGGTAGGACTCCGCATGAGCTAGGAGGACCTGTTGAGCTAGGAGATTTCAGGGGTGCTGGCTCCATAACATTCTGGGCTAACGGAGTGTTTGGAGGATACAGGAATACTAAAGCACCTACAATAGAAGAGAAGTGCTATGTTGTATACGAGAACATAAAGAACAGGGAGGCAGGTTACAAGGTAGGCTCTAAGGTACACTTGTCTTTGTCGCTTGACACTGGTAAGTTAAGCGAGACTGACTACAGGCCGCCCGACCCTGATGATTTCGACGATGGCACTAAGCCAAGGAAAGCAAGCGCCGGGAAGTACGATCATGACTCTGAGTTTTAATTATCTCACACTGTGAGACAGGAGATAACATGGACTGCGAAAGAACTTCATTCAAGTGGACAGAGAAGTACTGCCCCACTTGTGACGGTAAAGGATTTATAGGCAATGATCAGATGGGTATAGTAGGGTTCAACCTTGAGCCTTGCTTTGCGTGTAATAGGACCGGACTTTATCATGGTCTTGTAGTTCCTGGAACATTCACATGCCCAGCCAAAGAACCAAGTAACAAAATAATCAGGAGGTAGTTATGACAAACGATAGGCGTAGTGTTTTATTTGATGGAGACAATGTGTACATAAAGAGAGACTTCCCTAAGAACTTAATTGAGGCCGCAATCCATGCACTGACTGTACTGCATGAAGGTGACATGTTCTTAGCAGGTGGGTGCCTGCTGCCGCATACAACGCGGGACTATGATGTTATTGTGTGGAATGACAAAAGATCAGACTCCGCTCTAAGAAGCTTCTGGAAGGCCAATGCGGATTCCCTTGGGTTCAAAATAGTAGCTGATTACTTGGCGGATGATCCAAACCCTTTAAGTAGTGAATCAAGCGAAACTGGTGACGGAAGTGCTAAGTACATAATAACTCTTGAGCGAAAGGTTAATCCTACGGAGGGAACTGACAGGGTTGACATAATCTACATGGCTGACTGGGTCTCAACAGAGTATCATTACCTTGCTGACTTCATGGCCGACTACTTTCCGCTGTCTATACAAGAGATTGCCATTAACTTGAGGACCGGCGACAGGATAGGGAATCCTTCTCTTGATGTGATACAGATAAAGCATGAATCTAAGTGCACCGAAAAGTATAAGGAGTATTATCCTGACGCCACTTTCATTTCTTATCTAGAAGATGAAATAATTCCGATATGAGCAAGCGCAAGCAGTGCAAGATAGAACTTAACTTGCCAGACAGAGTAAATAAATACAGAGGGGAGAGACAAATGGAAAATATTTCTAAGCCAGAAGGGCCTATCTACATAAACATGAACCCAAATCAAGCCAAGGCTGTAGCTGAGCCGTTTGTGACAGAGGAAGAATCCAACATGCAAAGGATCTTATACCTGTGCCGATGGATTGGAAGGAACACATATCCGAATAAGGCTGAAAATGCTGATGTTGCGCTTCAGGAGCTTACCGGGAGGTTAATGAACCTGCAGATAATGACCTCTGTCGATGAGATATGACAGATGTAAGTAACAAAGTACTCGTAGCCGACGCAGAGGGCGTCGGCCTACTTCCTAGCATAAGGGAAGGACACAGAGAAGACATACATTGCTTTGCTGTTAAGGACTATTACTCAGGAGAGAAGCATGTCTTCTATGATAACTATGACCAGAGAATAAACCCTGTATTCCTTGGTGAAAAGTACGAGGACTTCTTTAAGACAGGAGATTTAGAAGAGGGTAAGCGCTGGCTTGAACAATGTGCTGTTTTAATAATGCATAACGTTGCTGGCTTCGATGAGCTTATGCTTGAAAAGGCAATGGGAAAGATGGACAGGGACCACCTGGCACCTTCTGGTCACGATCTGTTCCCATTTAAAACTGCAGACACTCTTGTTATGTCTAACTTCCTTAATCCAGAGAGAAAGTTGCCACACGCTGCCTACATGTATGGAAAAGGAAACATAGGTCCGCACACCATAGAGGCTTACGGCCTAGCCATGGGTCGGCATAAGCCTGTACAGGAGGATTGGTCTTCATTGACTGTTGATGTTATACACAGATGTTCAGAAGATACTGAGATAGGAGAATATGCCTTCAACACTCTGATGAATGAGTGGGATCAGCAGCTAGACAGAACAAATAAAACAACTGGACGTAGCATACTCGAAGCGTATAGAGTAGAGTTCAGGATGGCCAAGGCTATGGCAAGGCAGAGAGAGAGAGGATTTGCCATTGATGTTGCTCTTATAGATAAACTGCTCGGAGAGATGGATCAAGAACTTAGCAGGACTGAAGAGCAGTTCAGAAAACATATGCCAAGGCGCATAAAGAAGACCAAGGACAAAGAGGAGTCTGTAGAAAAGAACACCGCCTGTGTGCTGGCACATTCAGGAGCAAAGGCTTCAGTAGATTATGAGAATTACATGCTGAACGGTGACTGTAGATCCAGCTATGCTACCTCGATATGGTCGCTTACTAAAAAGGATGGGACCTATACCGCCGCCGTAAGCAAGTACATTCCTGAAGCTATAGGAAGCCCCAGAGATTATATAAGCGCAGGTAAACCTCCGCCTGTTGCAGGCCCATTCACTCCTCTCATATGGGAAGATATACCACTGGGCAATAGGGATGAAGTAAAGCAGATACTGCATAAGCACGGATGGATAGGGGTTACCTTCAACGTAAAGGAAACTCTGTACATGGAGGAGAATGATGGAGAGCTTCCGAATCCGTGGGCTGGTAAGGTAGACGATGAATCACTTGAGCAGTGGGAGAAGTCTGGTCACAACGTGCCTGAGTGGTGCAAAGGGATTGCAAGATGGTATGTTATATCTTCAAGGAGAACTCAGCTCCTTAACAAGGACGACCCGGAGTACTTCAGAAAGAATGGCAAGTGGCCTAAGCATCCAGGAGGAGTCGGGTGCAGAGGAATCCTTCCGAGGGCAGTATGCAGGGACGATGGGGAGTGGCATCTAAAAACCTCCCAGGATTACTTCGAGAAAAATAACAAGTGGCCGACCTCTGGGCACTGGAGAGTCCCAGCAGAAGCCTTTCCTTGTGCAACTAATACCTCAAGAATGAGGCATAAGGTAGTAGTTAATATACCTGCTCGTGGTCTGTACGGAAAGGAAATGAGGAGAGTGTTCATTGCGCCTAAAGGCAAGAAGCTGCTAGGATGTGATGGCTCAGGGCTAGAGCTTAGGATGCTTGCTCATTACATGGGAGACGAAGAGTATATAGACATCGTTGTAAACAAGGATGTACACTCATACAATGCAAACAAGGCCGGGTTCAGGACAGAGGACAGTACCACTCACTTCTCAAGTGCCAGGGACATGGAGAAGAAATTTATTTTCATGTGGCTTTATGGCTCTGCTATCCCTAACCTAGCCAGGTGCATGGGGATGGAAAGGGAAGTCATGGGTGCCTGCGTCAAGATGTTCAAGCAAGAGCTGCCTATGTTATCCATCCTTATTAAGGGTGTACAGAAAGCTGCTAAGATGCGAAGGTATCTAATGGCCCTGGATAGCAGGTGGATCAGAATAAGAGTTAAGGGCAGGACTGTAGCCATACACACAGCTCTCAACGCTTTACTGCAGACTGCAGGCTCTCTAGTGATAAAGTACGCTCATGTTAGAGCTGAAGATATGTATGTGGAAGAAGGGCTGATAGAACGCTATGAAGACTTCCCTATCTTGGCTCACCAGCACGATGAGGCACAGAATGAAATTGATGAAGATGAAGTAGAGTACATGCAGTATTCTATACCATTAGACAAATCCTCGTGGAAGGAAGAAGAGAAGAGGCAGCACGTAGATAAGGAAGGAAGGATATGGTCTGCTCCAATCAAGGTAGGTGAACTTGATGGTAAAGCAGTCATTGAAAGAAGGTTCCATATACTAGGGCACTGCTACTGCAAAGCCCTTGAGTGGGCTGGAGAGTTCTTTGGGCTAAGATGTCCTACTGCCGGAGAATATAAGATAGGAGACAACTGGGAGGAAACTCACTGATGAACATAACAGGAAACGGGAAAGCCATTATAGAAAAGGTGTCGCCGCTACATACCATTAAGGTAGGTCCTAAGCTGTGGATACTTCTAACTCCTCAGGTGTGGAGTTTCTCTGATGGAACATTTATAGCAGTAGAGGAGTTCTTTGTAACCGACGGTGCAAGCAACTGGAGATTTCTATGGAACCTCTGTCCTCCTGCCTCTGGGGAAACTGCCGAAGGGTCTGTTCTACATGACTACCTGTACAGCAAGGACTGCCTATTGTCAATTGACAGGAAAGAGGCTGACAGTATTTACAATAACTCTATGAAGTTCAGAGGAGTAGGGGACTTGCGAAGAACTACCGTATACAGAGGGGTCAGAACCTTTGGTAAAACTTCATTCAAGGCGTGCAATTCTTGGGAGAAGCTAACTAGAGAGGCTATGTATCCTGAGTTCTGGGAGCTGTGGAGAATACAGAGGCATTGGTGGCACAATAAAGATATGGGCAAGAGCGACGTAGAGATGCTAGTCCAGGCTGTGCTCTATTACAATTCTAAGCTTTAAGTTGCATCCTTGAAATAAACTTATTAACCTTTATCAGGAGAAGTATATGACCAAAAAAGTAAATGACACCAAAGAAGAAAAGCCGAGAGCAACTGAGTTTGATTATGGTGTCGAGAATGTAGTTGATGCTACCGGCGACTTCAAGCTTGCCTCGGAAGGCAGTCACATGTCAAGGATAAAGGCTCTCGTCCACCTTGGTACGTTTCAGGAAACATTCAAAGGTAAGAAGAAAAAGCCTGCACCGGAGGCTTGCATTGTATTTGAGCTTCTTGAAGAGGACGACTTTGAAGAGGACGGGGTAACTCCACTGCTTGCCTACAAAGCTTTTCCGCTTAAGTTGGGACCGAAGACCTTCATGACCAAGTTCAAGAAAACCATGGACCCGAAGGAAGTGCTGACCGGGTTCGACGGCTACATAGCTCTTCCGTGCAATGTGGATATGGTGGGCAGCACAAAGAAGAACGACGATGGTTCGCCCAAGTATGTTAACTTCAATTCCGTATCCGGTATGTCTCCGAAGCTGGCAAAAGCTGTAGATCCGCTTAGTGGTATAGGGCCGCAAGGTCACTTCAGATTTAATGAGCTGACTGAAGAGGTAATCAAGATGCTCAATCCTATCATTCATGTGAGAAACATTCTCATGGAGAGTGCCGAATATCCTGGCAGTAAGGCAGAGGCAATAATCAAGAAGATCAGAGAGACTGATCCGGACTATGCCACCATGTCGGAGTCGGAGGAAGAGGAGCCGGAAGACCGGACAGAGTCAGAGGTAAATCCGCCACCTCCGCTTGACGAGCAGGAAGAGTTCTAATTGTCTCACAGTGTGAGATAAGTATTTAAAGTTGCATCATAGAATGAAAGCTATTCTGCATAGTGCAGAGCTTCTGTAACCTATTCCAATATCCTTAGAGGAGAATACCATGCCGAACGAAGAAAGAATCATTCAATTCCACGACAAATTTCTTGCAAAGATTGGCGACGAGATCGTACTGTTCGAGTCCAAAGCTCAGGCCGAGACTGCCGTTGTTATGGACGAAAGATCTGCCGAGATCAATGCGCGGGCTGCCGCTTACTGTAAATCTCGTGGTCTGAAAGACAAGAACGCCGTCGCAAAGACCCGCATTATCTGTGACTTCCTTGCCTTTGAGATGGTGCCGGAAGAAGAAGAAGGAGACGAGGAATAATATTTCCTGCCGCCTTGTGCCTGATAGAACCGATGGCAACCATGTATAGACATAACAAGCTCGGTCCCTTGATCTCCACCGGAGTAAGCTATCATAAGGGGTAAAGGTTTGAACACCTTTCAGGCACACTTTTAAGCCCACACTGGCGCAACTGGTGTGGGCTTTTTTTTTAAGGAGACAGATATGAATGACTTCGATTATGGAGTACCTGAAGAACAGTTGGCCCAGTCTGTCAGCTTCATAAAGGTATGGCCCACCGAGGGAAGAATGACGGCCCTTGTTGATGCTGATTCCATACCTTACATAGTAGGATTCTGCAGCAAGGAAGAAGATTATTTGGCATGGGAGGAAGAAGGATCATTGCCTGATAGCCCGATTCTACTGCAGAGAAAGGAACATGCTAACTTCCTTCTTAACAGATGGATAGAGGAGGCTGGCTGTGACTCAGCCTTGCTGTATCTTACTGATGGTAGTGATAACTTCAGGAATGAAATAGCAGTATCAAGGGGATACAAAGAGAATAGGTCGCAAGATAAGCCGCCCTTCTTCCATGAGATTAAGCAATGGCTTATAGATTTCCACGGAGCTTCCCTGTCTAAGGGGAATGAGGCGGACGATGAAATATCTATTGAAGCCTGGAGAAGGCATAAGTCCCTATTAGAGAACTTGGAGGCTAAATCATGATAGAGCCATTCGGAAGTGAGCACAGAGCTTTCTCTGATTTTGTAGTAATATCTCCTGACAAGGACCTTGGAATTATACCAGGGTGGAGGTGCCCACCTAAAGGACAAAGGGAGTGGGTGTCTCCTATAGGAGAGCTTCGCCCTATCTGGAAGGAAGTGGAGACTGTAAACTATGAGTACTGGCCGGTGTTTGATGGAGTAGAGAAGAACGTCAGGCACTGTGAGACTGTCGCATTATATGCAGGCAAGGCAAAGGTTATGAAGTATAAACACGTTAAGTGCTCAGTCCCTAAGTGGGAGCAGAATTACATTTGGTACTTCGGAGGTAAAGAGCAAGACACAGTTACCAGAGGTGCCAATAAGGGTAAAGGCAAGTACAAGAGAGTTAAGATGGGCACTTCGCCTTCATCTAGGTTGAAAGACCTCAAGGGAGTTGGGCTGATATTCTTTTATGCTCAGCTAATAATGGGAGATGCTGTAGATTATTACTGCGGCATTAATGGACTGGGAAAGAAGGCTGCCCTAGAACTCTTAGATGGTGTGACTACAGAGGAAGAGCTATTCAGAATTGTAAAGAACCAATACCAAATAGCCTATGGAGAGAGCAAGGGCTTATCCCGAATGCTTGAGTCCGGGAGGCTAGCTTGGTTACAGACATACAAGGGAGAACTATGGAACTTCCCAGAAAATTCTCAAGAGGGGAGCTTTCCTCTATTACCAGGACAATAGCTGCAAAGCAGAAAGGGATCTGCCCTATCTGCAAAAGGACCTTAGTTCCAATATCTTCTAAGAACACAGTTCTAGACCATGACCATGACACTGGTCTGGTTAGAGCTACAGTACATAGAAGGTGTAACGGGACGGAAGGTAAGGTTCTTCATGTGCTTAAGACCTGGGGAGAGATGGCCAGTCCTTTAGAAAGGATTAAGGCTCTTGAGAATATAATATCTTTTTGGAAGAAACACCAGAGCGACCAGCACGGATTGATATACCATGGTCATAAGACTGCCTCTGAAAAGCGAATAGCCATAGCAAAGAAAAGGAAGAGAGCAAGAGCTAAGAAAAAGGAGGCTAAATGAAAGACAGAATAGTAGGGGTAATATCTGACACACATATTCCTGGGCACATTAAGAACGCCTTGGAGTTCTGTCAGGATACCTTCAATGACTATAAGGTTACAGAGATAGTCCACATAGGAGACTTATGCGATCACCACTATATAAGTTTCCATAACACCGAGCCGGAGGCAATGAACCCAGTACAGGAGTTCAAGTCGGCAAGGAAAGAGATAGCCAGGTGGGTGGCTGCATTTCCTAATGTCAAGCTATGCATTGGTAACCATGACACAATACCTGCCAGACAGGCAAGAATCCCAGGAATGCCTAAAGACATATTCTTGCGCAGCCTTAATGATATATATGAGCTGCCAGATACTTGGAGGTGGGCAGTAAGGTGGGACATAGATAAGGTCATATACGAGCATGGCACTGGGTCTGCCGGGATGTACGGGTGCAAGAACACTGCCTTGAAGATAGGATCTTCTTTTGTGCAGGGACACACTCACTCTAACGCAGGAGTGTACGATCTTCCTCAGGCAAGAACAAGGATGGCTGCCATGAACGTGGGCTGCCTCATGGACGAGAATAAGTATTTTGCTAAATATGCAAAGATTTTTTATAAGACCAGGATCTCTATAGGTTGCGGCGTAGTCTTTGCTAGAGATGAAATGAAGTTTATACCAAAGAGGTGAACTACTGTGGGCTTTGAAACTGTTTATGATGGTTATGATGGGTTCGGCAACCCCCGTGAAGACTGTGTACCAGCTGAGCCATTGGCAAAGAGAGGAAAGAAGCTGTTTAAGGCTGCCTCTAATGTGATTAATGGAGCAAGGCAAGATCAATATGGTAACCCTGAAGACTCCTTTGGGCTGGTAGCAGTGAGGTGGTCCCAGTACTTACACAGGAGGCATGGTATGGAAGCTGTGCTTTCTGCAAGTGACATTGCGTTTATGATGGCAGACTTCAAGATGGCCAGAGAGTGCAACTCACATAAGCGTGATAACGCTGTAGACATAGTTGGGTATCTCGGTATGCAGGACGATATAGAAGGTAATAAGTAACCTGACAATGGGTTGCATCATAGAAATAAACATTTATCTCACACTGTGAGACAGGAGGTAGTTATGAATTTGGATGAAAAATTAAGTGAACTCTTTCGTAAGAATATCTTATCAATGGCCCTGGCTGGTGCTCTATTGGCAATGTTCCTTTCGCTGCCCGGCTGTGCTGGCCCTGAGTTGTTATCAAAGATACCGAACAATGAGTTTTCTAACTTTGAGTATCACAGGGCCGGTAATGCAACCAGTGTTGACATTGTAGCCAAGGGAGCTAAGAAGACTCCTGATGGTATACAGGTTGACAACGTAGATATCAAAGCAGACTACGGTCCGTTCGTGAACTTTAACATTAAGTTGGAGAATTATAGGATGTCTCCTACGATTCCTGCCACTAAGGATTAGTCATGAAGTCAGAGGTAGTGGCTTATGTAGAGGTGGGCTGTGATGAGTGGTTCACTGAATGGGCTCCCCTCCCCTCTAAAAAGGCTAGTCTTACTGGAAACTACTATTTTATCAACCAGGAAATGATGATAGAGGTTATCAGATATAAGCTGTTCGGGCTGATAAGAAGAAAGGAATACTTATCAGAAATGTGTTTCTCATTCAGAGAGTTTTGGTATAAGGAGTAGTCATGCAAAAGAATATCTTCGAATGGCTCTGGCTTCCAAGTACATACAGGGAGTCTGAGAAAACTACTATGAAGGTAAAGCATTACGACGAAGTTCCTGTCAATAAGCACAAGTTCCCTGTCACTGTTCAGGAAAAGAAGGATGGGGTTTATGCTTTGGTGATGGTATTTGAGGACAGGCACGGTACGTTTTCAAGGGCAGGCAAGCAGTTTACTAACTTGTACGACATGTCCTACAACTTTTACATGAAGGCAAAGGCTGATGGAATTTATATTGCGGAGCTATGCAATGACCATTGTTCGCTTGAAGAATTATCTGGGCTCATTAACCCGAACAGGAAAGCTGCTCTATCAAAAGAACAAGAGAGTCTTATGGAGCGCTGCTACTATGCGTTTCATGATTTTATCTCTATTGATGATTTCATATGTGGGCGTTCTTCTCTGCGTTATAGCGATAGATACTCTTTACTCTGCAGCGAAATCCCGCATGGCTACCATGTTCTCAGGAATCACAATGCATGGACTGAAACGGAAGTCCAGCAGATAGCAGATGCCTTTATAAAGAGGGACTCTGAGGGTATAGTGATAAAGCCTAATGAGAAGTGGGTGGCAGGCCATAAGGGCTACAGAATGATGAAGAAAGTCCGGAACGTAAGCTATGACCTGCTGTGTGTAGGGGTCGAAGAAGGCAAGGGCAAGTACAAGGGAAAGGTAGCTAACTTGTTTTTCAAGTGGAAGGACGGCCAGACGATTAAAGCTATGCTTGGAAAAGGCTGGACTCATGATACTGCCGAGCGTATGTGGAAGAACGTGGGTTATAAATTCCGTAAGGGACCAGTAGGACAAGTATTCAAGGTGTATGCATTGCAAGAGAGTAGCAAAGGGAAGCTCAGACTGCCTAAGGTAGGAGAGCTTAGAATAGATAAAACAGATCCGGACTACTAGGAGGTAACATGGAAAAGAAGAAGGGAATATCGGAAAGTCCAGCCAGGATAGTAAACAGGCTGTCTCCAGCCCTCGTGACTCCGAATAGTGATTCAAGAGCCAAGAAGGTAATCATAGATGATAACGTGTATGATGTCCTTATGGATATTCTTAAATCCCCTGACATATCTTGGAGGTCCCCTCAGCATGACTTCATTAAGGCAGCAGTGCTAAGAGAGGCAAGGGACAGTATCACTATCGTAAAAAACAGAGGTTACTATTAATGAGCAAAGTTCATATAAGAGCAGCAGTCTCCTTTGACCTGCTGACGCTTCTATCCTTGGGAGAGGGATATGTAAAGGAAGCTGAAAGATGGTCCGATCTTAAGTTCGACCCTAGGAGAGCTGTACTCATGGCAGAGTTTGCTATAGACGACCCTTACCAGCAAATCTTCGTAGCTCACAAAGATGGTGAGATAGTAGGATTCTACTGGGTAGGAGTAACACAGCCTATGTGGAGTTCAGACCCTATAGGCTATGATGTATTCATATACGTAAAGCCTGGGCACAGAAATTTATTCACAGCATTAAGGCTCGTAAGAGAGTTCGAGAAGTGGATGAAGGCACTAGGAGTTAAGATTGCTCATGTGAGCTCAAGCTCTGGGCTCAGGAAAAATTCAAATGCCCACTCCCTGTACAGAAGAGAGGGGTACAGAGATGTCGGGGTTACATTAATCAAGAAGCTTAAGGAGTAATTATGGGAAGCCATAGCATACCGCAGGCCCCAACGCCTGCAAGAAGACCTGAGAGGATAGTGGATACTGGGCCGGAAGACATTCAGCTTGGAGATGCACCTACTGAACCGTCCCCTATAAAGAAGCAAGGAAAGAGAAGCCTTACCAGGCCGTCCGGGGCCACTAAGGCTGGTCTTAACATATAATGCAGAGCAAGCTGCTTAAGCAAATAAGCAGATCAAGGGGCGAACCCTCACCAGCAAGAGAAAGGTATAAGAAGTTAT